AACCTGTCAAGAACAACTTTTGACAAGGCTCTACGCAAGTTGCCGAATAAGTATCTACAGCGCAGAAACGGTTTGCGTTGGTACACCAGTTCTTCGCTGGTGCAGGATTACGGTTGGTCGCTGTCTTTGACAACCGCTAACGGTGGTCTAGATGGTACTGGTGCTTCTGCTCCTGGTTCTACTTATGGTGACGCGATCATCAACGGTGGGGCTATTGGTGCGAATGGTGGTCCTGGTGGTACTGGCGTTCGTGTATTTGGTATTGGTCTGCTTGAGGTTCCTCTGATGGAGGAAACTGAGGCTGGCGATTACTCTGGTGCGATTGGTAATCATGGTGTTGTGGAACTTACATTCCCTGACAACAGAATTATCGGTATCCAGCGTGATATCACGATTTATCGTGAGTTTGAGCCGAAGAAGGACGCTATTGAGTACACACAGTACATTCGTGTAGCGAACCAGATTGAGAATGCTGAGGCTTACGTTCACGTAAAGAACGTGAAGGTACGGTCTATCTAAGCAAGATTAACCCAATGAATTGGCCGGGGAATACGATTCCCCGGCTTTTTCATGCTATAATGGCGATATGACTACAGATGCTAGTGAGGCAATTAGTAAGAAGGCACGACCAGTAAAGAAAGCAGAAGAGATTGAGGATGCTGGAGAGGCGATACAAACTATCACTTCTGGCGGATCAGTTTTATTGATGACTTCATCTGGCGGGTCGTGGGAGACACCAAGCGGCGTTGTATTTGATAGAGAGCGCCCGTATCAGTTTGTTCCAGCGGAAGAAATTGAGTCTTTGCTTAAGTCAGGAAGATTCCGTAGAGCGGAGCCTGAAGAAGTTAAAGCATTTTACAAAATAGAACTATAATGGTATCATAGAATAAATGGAGGTTTTATGAACAGTGTGAGCGCCCCTAGTGGCAGTATGACAGCATCGTTGATCAAGGCACCGCCCTTGCGTGACTTGTCAATTGAGGAAATTAAGTTTTATGGTTTTCCCCATAAGGGTTTGAGTGAGAGTGTGGCTGATTGGCGTTCGGACAATCACGCGAACTTTTTGCGGGGGTTTGAGAAGGTCCGTATCGCTCTAGAAAATGATATCCCCCACTTCTACGGAAGACTGTGGGTGAAGCATTTTAAGGCCGATGGCGAGATTGTTGATTATGGTCTAGTCTCAATGAGAGTAGTTACTACAGTTGGGGTCAACTTTATTGTTGATGCCTTCCAAAATATTGTAGAACTTGAGTCTATGAAGTATCACGGTATTGGCACAAGCAATACTGCGGAAGCGGTAGGCGACACTTCTTTGGGTACAGAGTTGACTACTCAGTATAATCCCGACAACACAAGGGGTACTGGTAGCACCACAGAAGGCGCTACAGCCAATATCTATCGTACTGTTGGTACAAATACTGTAGATGCTATTGTGAGCATTGTGGAGCATGGTATTTTCAGTCAGGCTGCCACTGGTGGTGGAACTTTGCTTGACCGTTCCGTATTCTCTACAATCAGTATGGGTTCCGGTGACTCATTGCAGACCACCTATGACCTTACATTTACCGAAGGAAGTTAATAGGTCATCAACATGGCTAGATTACGGACTAACTTTGTAAAGGGGTATACAACTGATAATCCACTGGCTATCGGTGGCACTACTCTTAATGCAAGTGAGTTGGTCGATCTAGAAGCGGTCTCTGGAGCAGATTATGCTGTAATCACTCTTGATCCGGATAGAAAAGCCGGTGCCCCAGAAATTGTATATGTGACGGCGCATACTGCTTCCGCTACATCAGCGACTATAACGCGTGGTCAAGAAGGCACTACTGCTAGACAGCACGCTCAGGGTACAAAGTGGGTTCATGGTGCTGTAGAAAATGATTTTGATCATGGCAACTTGACGGGGCTTAGTGATGATGATCATTCAATCTATGTCCTTGCGGCTGGTGGTAGAACTATCACTGGCGACCAAGGTTTAACTAGAACAAACACTACAGATAGATCAATCAATGTAAAGATTGCCTCTGACACACAGGCTCGTTTAGAGGTCTATGGTGATGGAAAAATGGTTTGGGGGCCGGGTGGTGTTACCGCTCCGGATACCAACCTATATCGTACAGCGGTAGACTCTCTTAAGACAGACGATAACTTTACCGCTGGTGGTGGAACAATATTTATCGGTGCTGACTGCTCTATTTATAGAACAGGCGCAGACGCCTTGCAGACAGATGATGCTTTCCGAGTCAATAGCGCATTTCGTGCGGACGGAAAATCGACAATCTCGGTTGCTACAGGTACTACAGTTGCTCTTGGTCTTAAGGCCAGCGCAGATGCTATAGATAGATTTAGATCAGATGCTTCTGGTAAGTTAGAGTGGGGAGATGGCACCAATGCTGTCGATACAAATTTGTATCGTAGTGCTGCCGACACTCTTAAAACAGATGATACTCTTGTTGCTAATAGATTAGATATTGGTTCAAACACATATGCATTTGCTCCTGTTGGCGCTGTAATGCCATATGCCGGTTCTACTGCTCCTAACGGATGGCTTCTATGTTTCGGGCAGGCGGTAAGCAGGACGACATATTCTGCGCTCTGGTCTCTATTAAGCACCACATATGGTGCCGGGGATGGTGTAACCACATTCAACCTTCCTGATCTTCGTGGTCGTGTTGTTGCCGGATTGGACAACATGGGTGGTTCTGCGGCTAGTCGTTTGACGAATACCGTGCTTACAGCAAGCAATACTTTGGGGGCTACCGGTGGTGTTCAGACATATGCTTTAACTGGTGGAGAAACAGGAGCGCATAGCCATAACCTTAACTCGCATACACACACTGTAGCGCTTGGCGCTCACGGTCACGCGTTTCCATATGGCTTGGGAGCATGGCTGGATACTATTAGTGGTGGGCCATATTATGCCATTAACGATTCATATTGGAGCAATGGTAACCCACCACACTCATTTACTGTATCAGGAATACAAAATGCTGATCTTGGTACTCCGACTAGTTCGGGGCCAAGCAACAACAGCACAAGCACGACAAGTGCCTCAACGGCACACCAAAATACTCAGCCAACAATTGTGCTGAGTTACATCATAAAATTCTAATATGCTATACTATTGAAAGGAGGTTTTTGAAATGGCTAATTTTGTTTTTAACATTGCGAAGGGTCGTGTCGTAGAATTCTACAACCGTGTAGAGAATAACGATCCTGCTGCTTCCGGTCTAATTATTGTTGTTCTTGCCACATCTGGTCTTGAATCAGACGCTACTTTGATCGACATGGATGATCTTGCTGCTGTGGTGGCGGGTACAACCAACGAGGTGACAAACTCTGGTTATGCGAGAAAGGTTCTAACTGACGCTGACCTTGCTGCGCTGCCTGCGCCTGATGACACAAACGATAGATATGATATTGATCTTCCCGATCAAACATGGACAACGGTGACTGCGGGTGATGGATGGTCGAAGTTGCTGGTTTGCTACGATGCGGATACTGGTTCTGGTACAGATTCCGCTATCATTCCGCTTACTGCGCATGATTTTGTTGTCACTCCTGATGGTTCTGATATTACAGCGCAGATCGCAGCCGCAGGATTCTTTAGAGCATCATAAGGAGATAAATAATGGCGAAATTTTCTATTGTAACACAAGCCGAAGTTGCCTTGACGGCAGCGACGGCTAAGTCGGTATTGATTCTCACAGGCGCTACGACTAGACTTTTAGAAGTAACTGGATTAGGGCTCGCTTTTGATGGAGTAACATCGACGGCCGAACCGGTAATAGTTCGTATTGTGAGAACAACTACAACAGGAACACGTACCGCGTGTACCGTCAATAATTGGACAGATACTACGGCAACCGCTGTTGGGACTGGTGGGTATAACGCCTCTGCTGAACCGACAAAAGCATCTACGGGTCTATTGAATACAGAAGTTCACCCCCAGGGAGGATCATTTGCCTTGGGATGGGCCAAGGGAGAAGGAATTTGGATTCCGGCGACGGCTAACAATGGTATTGCGATTGAATGCACAGCCCCAGCGGGGGTTAATTGTCATGCTTGGATTGAATGGTGGGAGTAATATGGAAGACGATTCAGTTTTATTGCCACATGGTATAAAATTATGTCCATCACCGAACCATGCTGTTTTTGGATATGGTGATCATTCGTCAACAAAGAGATGCCTTGATTGGCTGGAGAAAAACATTACGTCAGGGTGTACAGTTGCTGATATTGGCGGTGGAACGGGCATTCTTGCTATTAAGGCCTATCTTCTTGGGGCTGGTAGTGTTACTTGTTATGAAGCAGATAATATTGCGCGTTCTTTAGTTGAGAAAAATGTTGAGGCTAATGGTGTTGATATAACCATTGCCGGTTCATTCCCAGAAGAATGGTCAGGAAAGAAATTTGATCTATTGGTCGCTAATTTAGGCGCTGGGGGGCTTGCTTATACATGGGATGATTATGCCGGTAAATGGTATGACGACCATCGTGCAGAAGAGGAAAAACCTAAGATGCAGACTATTCAGGTGCCCGCTAACGCCGTGGTCGAGCAGGGTCCGGACGGTTCGCTTATCATTAGATCGGGGGTATAATGGCCAAAGTTGTTGAAATGCATGGAAAATTAAAGGAATTGGCCGCACGTAATGATATGCTGGGGACCGCTATTCCGTGGGATAGATTAACAGTTAATCGTTGGCAACCAGATACTTGCGGTTGCACGATCGACTTCTACTTCGATGACACCAATCCGGGGGTGACTGAATTTTCTGATGTTATCGTCGCTTGCCCGGTCCATCCGGTATTAGGTGCGACGGCTGATCTAGTACAGGGGCGCAAGGTGCATGACGCCGTAAAGAACGAGAACCGCCGCAAGAATCGGGTGGTCTATATCGCGGCGAACGAACTAGGCATTGACCTGACCAGCCCGGACGGGTTCGTGCAGGTCACGTCGCGGATCAGTGTGTCGTGGACGACGGGCACCGAAGTCGCCCGGAAGATAACGGTGACAGTTAC